CTCCACTTAAGAGGAAAATCTTTCCTCCGCCCACTGGGAGTCACCCCAGGAAGGACCGGACTTACGCCCGGAGCCTATCTTAATCTTTCAGTAGAAAGACTAAGAGAAAGCTACCCAGCCTTGTCTATGGCCTGTTACGGAATCGCGGGGGATTACCCACCCGTCGTTCCATGGCACACCATAGATGGCTGCAGCGAGGGTTACCTCAGGTGAAAACCGATCCCAATTTACCTTTCGGTATCTTGCGGGTCGATAACACTTGATGTACCTAGTCCCGGATCGCCAGCGTGATTGCCAGCGTCCTTCGCTCTGTTCTTCGTGAATGACCAAGTCTCCGAGTTCCTTAGGACCTCGGATTCTTCTGAGGTTAACCGGTAACCGGTTAATAGCAGAAAGCCAAGCACGATGGACAGCATAGTCACGAGGAAGCCTGCGATTAGCAGACCTCCTAAGACCATTTGCGAATGCGATGAAGTGTTGCGGCTCATACGGCTCTTCTTTAAGGTAAAATGGACGGACGTCCACACCTAGGAAGTAGTCGCCACCACAACTTTCCCTGAAAGGACCATCAACAAAAGATTTACTCTCGTTGACGGACATTCCAAAGAACTTCAGTGCTGAGACCACAGCCTTCGAATATTGAGACGGGATAATGATATCATCGCCAAAAGCGAGGACATCATAACCGACCTTACCTTCGTCGCAAATAGCGGTTGCTATTGCCAGGAAAATAAGAGTCTCAAGTTCGAAGGTGAAACCGTTTCCCATAGACGAAAACTTTTCAAGGACGACCCAACGGCCGTCAATGAGAGTTTTCTTAGAGCGAAGGTCATCCAGAACGGAAAACCAACGCTCGGGAAGCAAAAGCTCAACCAAAGCTTTTGAAACGGTGTCGCTCGCGTTTGAAAGGTCGAGAGTCGCAAGATGACCTTCGGTAGAGGCCTCACAAGCTTTACGCCTATGAATATCTTGCGCGACATCAAGGTGGATACCTTGACGCCCAAGCCTTTGTCTGATAGAACGGCCATAAGCGAGTTGATAAAACACGTTTATGGATGGTTCGATCGCAATGGTTCGAAGACGCTTACTGTCCTTAGGGACGGTAGCGAATCGATTACCATTGACAAACTTGGGACCTTTCCCGGATGACGCACAGGCCGAAGCCCATAACGTACCACTCCATTGAACAAGGAATGGCCAAGCACCCGGAGTTATAGCGGGTTCTGAAGACATCTTATGCGGAACCGTAGCTCGCGTTCCGCCATCGATAAAAGTCGCACCTGGCCCAAATCGTCCTAAAACGACGTCAGGACATGGCCCAAGCCATTCGGCGATTATTTTCCGAGCTTTCCTTATATAAGGAAGCACGCCCTCATTGTCGAAAGGATTTTTAACCCTTTCGACCAAGGGAAATAACCGACGGTTGGTGCGGAAACACTCTGCTTCACAAGAAAAGAACAACTTACGAGCTTCGGCCTCTCGGTCGATGCTGGTAGGGAGGTCTTTATATTTGCGAAGAATGTCAGTCGCCTGGCGGTCAAGCCAGAATCGATGAGCATTCACATAGTGTTTCGGATCAATGTCCAGACGAGCCAGTTGATCCCACTCCCGATATTTGACGAGCATAAAGCACATCAAACTTCGTGGAGTGTCGAGGTCCTCATAAAGTTGCAGGACCACGGTCTCCACATCACGTGAAAGATCGTTCTTCATTCAGGTCTTCCTAAGTAGGAGGTTACCTACTCCGACTTACGTCGGAGAGTAACCGTTCGTCAGAGCGTCCTTCGCGAGGGTGGAAGCAATGAG